GGGTTTGTGAGAAGGGGTATAACCCGCAAAAAGCATTAGATGCAGAGATGAGAGCTAGGATTGACTCCTTAGCACTCACTACTACACCAATGATTGCCGCAGACGCTACTAGACTACCGAGAGGCATTAAGCTAGAAGTCCGTCCCGGTAAGACTATCCTTACTAATGGAGACCCAAGGCAAGCACTTATGCCTCTAACTCTAGGTTCGACAGACCAAAATACCTACAATCAGGTTGCTTCATTGCAAAATATGATTCAGATGGGTACTGGTTCTGCGGATATGGGTGTTCCGGATAGAGCTACATCTAGTGGTATGTCAATGGTTCAGTCTGCGAGCATTAAGAGACAGAAACGTACTCTAATGAACTTCCAAAATACATTCCTCATACCTATGATTAATAAGAGTATGTGGAGAAAGATACAATTTGACGTAGACAGATATCCTGTTACTGATTATAAGTTCGTACCCTACTCTACTATGGGTATTATGGCTAAAGAGCTTGAAATGCAGCAGATGGTTCAAATGCTCCAGTCAATTCCGAAAGATTCTCCTGCTTTCAATGTCCTATTATTAGCTGTCTTTCAGAACTCTAGTATCCATAATAGAGACCAAGTGGTACAAGCACTTATGCAAGGTTTCCAGCCTAATCCTGAAGAACAACAGATGCAACAGATGGCTCAACAGCTACAAATGCAACAATTACAGGCTGATATACAGAAGACACTAGCAGAAGCACAGGAAGAACAAGCTAGAGCTATGAAGCACCAAGCAGACGCAGGGTCATCACAGCCACAGAATGAATTAGACGTACAAGAAAGAATTATGAGTCTACAGAAGAAAATGATGGAACTAGAAAAAATGAAAGCTGACATAGAAAAGCAGTATTCAGAGACAGCTAGAAACATTCCTGAAGTAGAACACCTTAAATCGGAGACAGCTCTAAACTATGCAAACGCACTTAGAAGAACAAACGACTAAAGAGTATTATAGGGCGAGACAAGATTTAGTAGAACAAGATGGATGGAGAGACTTAGTCAAGGAACTAACAAATCTCAAAGAAATCTATAGCAAAATAGACTCAGTAGAGTCTGAAAGAGACCTTTGGTTTGCCAAGGGTCAGGTGTCAATTTTAAGGCAGATGATTGCTTTAGAAGAGGCAACTAAACTAGCGGTGGAAGAACTAGATATATAGCCCCACCATTTTAATAACTTCATAACCCTACGGGGCGGAGAGTAATAATATGAGTAATATAGTAGCAGACTTTGATTCGCAAGAATCTCAAGCAGTAGAAGAAAACGTAGAAATTTCTAATATAGATGATAATACGATAACAGACAGTACAGAAGAGTTACAAAGTTCACAAGAGGTCGTTGAGGAGAACTCAACAACTGAAGTTGAAGAACCTAGTATACCTTCTAAGTTTGCCAATAAATCTACAGAAGAAATAATTGATAGTTACACTAATCTTGAAAAGGAACTTGGACGTAAAGCCCAAGAAGTTGGAGAGTTAAGAAAATTATCAGATAGTTTCCTACAGGCTGAGGTAGCGAGGAAGAATAATCCGCAAGATAACACTCCATTAGAAACTAAAGATAATGATGATGTTGATTTCTTTGACGACCCTAATAAGGCTGTCAATAAAATGATTGAGAATCACCCTAGGTTTCAAGAGTTTCAACAGTTCCAAGCTCAACAGGCACAAGCCGGAGCTAAAGCACAGTTGGAGCAAACACATCCTGATTTTACTGATGTCGTACAAGACAAAGCATTTCAGGAATGGGTACAAGATAGCCCGATTCGTATGCAGATGTTTCAAGCAGCCGATTCTTATAATTTTGATGCCGCTAACGAGTTATTGTCCAATTGGAAAGATAGGTCGATGATTAGTAAGACTCAAGAAGTCAAACAGGCAGCAGAAACAAATAGGAAGGACGCTCTTAAGGCAGCAAGCACGGAATCAAGGTCATCTTCAGGCTCAAACGCAGGAGGAAAGACATATAGAAGAGCTGACCTCATACGTTTAAAAATGGAAGACCCTAGTAGGTATGAATCGTTAGAAGATGATATCTTTGCGGCTTATGCAGACGGTAGGGTTGTTTAATAAAAGCTAATATAACTTATAGGAGTTAATTAAAATGGCAAATATGACAGTTACGACTGCAGCCAAGTTTATTCCAAAACTATGGAGTGACGAGGTAATAGCAACGTATAAAGCAAACCTAGTTGCGGCTAATCTAGTTCGCAATCTAAACCACGTAGGAAAAAAAGGTGACACTATTCACATCCCAACACCGGGACGTAATGCTGCAAGTGCGAAAGTTAAAGACACAGCAGTTACGCTTGTAACAGATACTGCGGTACACACAGATATCGTTATCAACAAGCACTTTGAATGGTCGACACAAATTGAAGATATTGCAGAACTTCAGGCACTAAATTCAATGAGACGTTTTTACACAGATGACGCTGGCTATGCACTCGCAAAGCAAGTTGACTCTGCATTAGTTACTGACTTAGATGGTGCAGCAGCACTAACTGGCGGTAATGCAGTAATTGCAAGTGTAACAGATTGGGATGCTTCAATCCTAATCGCTCTTGAAAATCTTAACGATAATGACGTTCCTTTAAATGACCGTTCTTTAATCGTTACTCCATCGTGTATGACTGCACTAATGGCTGAAGAAAGATTTACTGAGCAAGCGTTTATTGGTAGCGGTAACGCAATCAAGACAGGTAAAATTGGTATGATTTACGGAGTAGACGTTTATATGTCTACACAAGTAGGTACTGGTAATACTGAAAAAGCATTCTTGTTCCAAAAAGATGCTTTGGTACTAGCTACTCAACAAAATGTCCGTACACAGACACAGTATGTACAATCTCAACTAGCAGATTTGTTCACGGCTGATACTGTTTATGGAACTAAAGTTGTTCGTCCGGGTTCTATTCAAGAACTTAGTTCGTAGTTTTAACCACGGAGCTCTCCTCGAAAGGGGAGAGTTTCACATTAAACCTAGGAGAGTTTTATGAAAAAGAGTAGGAAGAGAAGGATTTACCCGACTAGAAGGCAGAAATTATATCTTGCAGTATTACGAATACGTCAGAGGATTACATAATGAGTATTGATAGAGGACACGGAATTGCAACATCATCGGTTTTAGCAGATAGTTATGACTTAGATGCACTAATTGCAGATACTGAGGCAGCCAAAGTTGCCGCACAGTTAGCAGAAACTAACGCAGAAACTGCAGAGACTAATGCTGAAACTGCTGAGACTAATGCAGCAACAAGTGCTACAGCTTCGGCTACAAGTGCTACAGCCTCAGCAGCAAGTGCTGCTAGTATAACAGGAGATGCAGCAGCAGCAGCCGCAAGTGCTACCGCAGCCGCAGCTAGTGCCACAGCAGCCGCTACTTCTAAGACGGGTGCAGATACAGCTAAGACAGCAGCAGAAACCGCAGAAACTAATGCAGAAACTGCTGAGACTAACGCAGAGACAGCAGAAACTAATGCTGGAAATTCAGCTACCGCAGCAGCTTCTAGTGCTAGTGGTGCTTCTACTTCAGCGTCTACAGCTACAACACAAGCAAGCACAGCAACAACTAAAGCCTCAGAAGCGTCTACATCGGCTACTAACGCAGCATCAAGTGCCACAGCAGCAGCCTCTAGTGCAACATCTTCTGCTAGTTCAGCAACATCAGCATCAGGTAGTGCTACAACAGCAACTACTAAAGCGAGTGAAGCATCTACTTCAGCAAGCACAGCAACAACTAAGGCTAGTGAAGCCGCTACATCAGCTACAGCTTCAGCTACATCAGCAACAGCCGCAGCAGCTAGTGCGACAGCCGCAGCAGCAACTAAAGACTCAATAGATGAATTTTATCTAGGAGCTCAAAGCTCTAATCCTACAGTAGATAATAATGGTGATGCAGTTACAACGGGTGATTGGTACTTTAATACTTCTTCAAACGAAACTAGAATCTATAACGGTTCTGCTTGGCAGGTAACAGTAATATCAACTTCAGGTTTAGTTTCTAAAACTTCAGCCACAGGTTCAGGAGTCTTACCAGCTGGAACAACAGCACAAAGAGATGGCTCACCTTCTGCTGGTTATATGAGGTTCAACACAACAGATACCAGTGCTGAGATTTACGATGGTTCAGCTTGGAGTCCAGTAGGCGGTGGTAACACTACAGACAAAGGCTTATACGAAATGGCTAACACCATAGCAGCTAACTATAGCATAACAAGTGGCAACAATGCTTTAACTGCTGGTCCGATAACAATTAACACAGGGGTGTCAGTCACAATACCTACTGGTTCAACTTGGGTGATAGCATAATGGCAAAAGTAAAAATACAAGGACACGCTTCAGGAACAGGAATACTAACTGTAACTGCTCCGAATACGAGTACAGATAGAACGATAACATTACCTGACACAACAGGTACTCTGTTAGATGAGAACTCTAGCGTACCAGCAGCCAACCTTACAGGTACAGTTGCAGATGCTAGGATTTCAGCTCTAACAGCTTCTAAATTAACTGGTGCTTTACCAGCAATTAGCGGTGCTAGTCTTACTAACCTTCCAGCACAAGGAATTACTGAAGCTGATATGTGGAGAATGCACACACAAACAACTGGTGATTTAATACCTATAACATCTAATTTAGAAAGAGTTGATACAGATTCTTTTGAAAAAATAGGTACTGGTATGGCACAATCAAGTGGAGTATTTACTTTTCCATCAACAGGTATATGGCTTATTCAGTTTCAAGCTGCGTATTATATGGAATCGAGTGGCACTTCTCGTTACAACAGGTCAAAAATAGAAGTAACACCTGATAATTCTACTTGGTCAGCTGCCTCTCTTTCAAGTTGTTGGATGGAGTACATTGCTCCTCAAACAGATGCTAGTACTTTTTGTCAATGTATTTTTGATGTAACAAATGTGTCAACACATAAAGCTAGATTTCTTATGGATGTTTTTAATACAGATACAACTTGTTGGGGTGATACTAATTCAAATCATATTGCTATGACGTTCATTAAATTAGGAGATACCTAATGACTTATACTTTAGAAAATTATTTAGCAAAATTACACAAAGGTCAATGGTTTGGCTGGAGTGATAGCAAAAACAAAATCTACGCTAACTTGATTATACACGATGATACAAAGTCTAAACCTTCTGAAGCTGACTGTAATGCTGGAGTAGCAGCACTACAAAAAGCATATGATGATGCAACTTATCAAAGAAGTAGAGCAGCAGAATACCCATCAATAGGCGACCAGTTAGATATGATTTACCATAACGGAGATGGCGGTGCTACATTTCAAGCTGCAATTAAAGCAGTCAAAGACAAATACCCAAAGGAGTAAAGAATGGCAATAACAATTAGTGGCGGTGGGATAACCACAAACGAAATACTAAACGACACAATCCTTGCTGCCGATATTAATTCAGCAGTAGAGTTAGGTGGGCCAAGTCTAGGTACTTCGAGTGTGATTAGAACCAATGCCCAAACAATAAGCGAGGACATAACCATTGCTTCTACGAGTAACGGAATGAGTGCTGGGCCTATAACAATCGCTGATGGCTACACAGTCACAGTCAACGGAAACTGGAGTGTGGTATGAGTACATTAGAAGTTAAAGCGATACAAGCACCAACTGGTTATGATTTACAGATGCCTGCAGGAGCAATAATACAAGTTGTAGGAGGAAGTAGAGTAGGAGATTTAGCAACTACTTCTACATCATTTGTTGCTCAAGGCTTAACAGCTACTATTACACCAAAATTTGCTAGTTCTAAGATATTAATTACAACTCTTTGTGGTTTTTCTGTTCCAAGTAATGATGCGCTTTATTTTAATATAGAAAGAAATGTTGGTGGTTCGGGAACAAATTTACATAGTAATAACGAAGGTTTTGGTGGCGCACAATCTGTAACTTATAGAGGGTGTTATACTCTTAACTATCTTGATTCTCCAAATACTACTTCAGCAATTACTTATAAATTATTAGTTCGTTGTAGTGAGGGTAATACTGTTGAAGTACCTGCGTGGGCAAATGCCTTGCAAACAATAACTTTACAGGAGGTAGCAGGCTAATGGCATCAAAAATTAAAGTAGACCAAATACAAACCGCAGATGGTTCAGGCACTATAGCCTTACAAAATCAGCTATCGGGAATGACAAGTGCGAGTATGCCTACAGGTGCTATATTACAAACTGTTAAGTTTGCAAGCACAAATAATCAAGTGGAAAGTACGAGTAGTTCTTTTGCTGCAAGTGGGGAAGAGATAACTATTACACCTTCTTCTACAAGCTCTAAAATTCTTGTTATTGCTTCTTGGGGTGCTAAAGTTTGGAACAATAGTGGCAGCGAAGGAGAAGGAGAATACAAAATAGTTGGAACTGCTAATGGAGATTTAATGAAGCATCGTTATCAAGCCTATGATTATGGTGGTTCGGGAATGCAACAAACTACTACTCAAAATATGATAGTGTTAGATTCTCCAAATTCAACTAGTGCACAGACATACGCAATTCATATGAGATTAATTGCTGGAGGTGGTATTCGTACTGCTTCTGATAATATGAAAACACAAATGATAGCTATAGAATTCAAATGATTTTTAATTTAATTTTAACAGGAGTAAGAAATGGCAAATGAGATAGG